ACCGTCCTTCACCAAGTAGTGTGCCTTACTCAGACACTCAGTGAAGTGGTCGATGCTACCGTTCTTGATGATGGCAATGGGGGCAATGACGTTGATGCCAGCAGCAACCAAGCCTTCAAAGTATTCGTCATAGCTCAGCAGCCGTTCCTTCTTACGATCATACACATCGAACACATAGAACTTGCGCCATGCATCATCGTTGTAGGTCTTCAGTGTATGCGGCACAAGCCATTCACCATAGAGGACATGATCGGGATTGTCATAGATGTAAGGCACAACAGCGCTGTCGTCCATCATAGCCTTCATGAAACCAGCGTTGTCGTTGTCAGGTGACAGTTCACGGTTGCGACTACCACAACAAAACTTCTCACCCATAGGTTTTGATCCATCAAACCAGACACTACCGTTAGTACCATCCAGCTTAGGGAACACATAACATGTCCCAACCTCAATGCCTTCCACTTCGGTGTTGCCGTAGCGTTCAAGATGTTGATATTTAATGAAGCTCATTTCTTCTTCCTTTCAAGTTTCTCTTGATCAGTTTTGATTTTATGGCATGGCTTACATAGCACCTGAAGATTCTTTATCTCACAGAACATACGCTCAATGAAGTTGTCCCATGTAGTGAAGCCCTTCTTAGGGTCTACCACAGGCTTGATGTGGTCAACTTGAACGTCTGTAGCTACGAAATGTTTAGAGCATTCAGCGCATTCGTAATGCATTGCCTGCTTACCCGTCTTAGCATTCACCTTCCTACCTACGAAAGCTTCCTTCAAAGCTTTGTACTTGGGAGGCCAACGCCTTGACGCAGCACGTAAGGCAGAGGTCACGAAACTTCTGAATCGTGCCTCTGTCCATTCACCACCATTACGTTCTTTAACGGTCACTGGGCACCGATTCAAACGCTAGGTTGGTCATGTCGAGTTGGTCTTTGGTGTCAACCAAGATGTTCTCGATAATGCCACATACATCAGCAACATCGAGAGCAACGAAGTAGTAATGACTGTCTTCAGGTTCTTCAACACCAACAACAAAGCCATTCTCTGCCGTACTAATTGTCAACTTCATGTGAGTCCTTCCACGTCTACATTCCTGAAACAAACGTCTTCAATATTTAATCGAGACAGCGCATACGTCACATGTTCTTTCAAGTCTTCAACAAGCAAGTCTTCGTGTGTGTAGATGCTGTCAAGCTCTGAGTTGTCTACTTCGGCAACAAAGGTCAGTGTAATCTTAGCCATTGTTCTTTCCTTCAAGTTCAATCAGTAGATCGATGTAGTGCTTTGCTTTCTCAAGGTCAGCGATACCGCCCTTATCACGCCAACGAGTGACATACTTGATGACGTTACCTTCAAAGTATCCAATCTTGTTGGTGTGGATGTACTCAACAGGTTGGATACCATGCTTCTTGTAATGACTACCAGCAACTTGTACATCCAATGCATTGAACGCTACATCCTTCGGGTCATACTGTGGTGGTGGAATGACTCGCTTCACCATAGCTTCACCGTGGTTGTCAATGTTCTTGAATACATCAAAAGCTACCCAATTGGTAAAAGTGCCTTTACCAGTCACCGCGTTTGCACAGCAACTATTGCAAGGCTCATTATCGGCTGAGCAGCGTTCATAGAAGCAAGTGGTACATCCTTCTTTCATTGCACACCCCCAATCGTCTTCGTATACTTAGACAATACAAACTCTGCATCCTTGACATCATCAAGTTCTTCAATGGCAGACTGGTTGTATCGCTCCTTCACTTTGGCAAGGAACCGATCAGCAAGAGCAGGGTCTTCATCAATGAGTTGAACAGATGTTGCAATCACCATAGCAATGTGAACAAGACTAGCAAAGTCTTCTTCACTCATAGTGACAGGACCAACACCACTAATCATCACTTGGAAATTACCATCCCAAGCTTCACCCTCTTTGTGGTAAGGACGCAGCACAAGAGCTACATCGTTTGGTTTCAATTTGTTACGGTTGGTGGCTTCCATATTTGACCTTCATGTCTACGTAGAAAAAGAAGATGTGCATTCTCTATGACACGTTCTTCAACACCGTCATAGGCGTCAACACATCGTTGATACATTTCACATTCATCAACAGCACCTTCCAATATCTTCTCAGCTTTCACTGGTCCAATACCTTTCAAGCCAATGATGTTGTCTGCATTGTCCCCTGTCAAGATTTGCATGTACAGTTTATGTACAGCTTCTTCAGGTGTAATGTAGTAGGCAGTCTTCTTAATGAAGTTGTAATGCCATCCTGCCACCTGATCTAAGTCTTTGTCCAAGGAAACAATGACACCCTCGTCACCAAGAGTTGTTGCATCTGTGGCAATAGCATCGTCTGCTTCGATACCATCATAGACAACAGCGCCCCAATGATCAACCAAGTGTTGTCTCACCGCAGCTAAATGCTTAGGCTTAACTTTGTCCACTCTGTTGCCTTTGTAAGGCGCTGTCACAGCTATGTTGTATCGGAAGTTGTTCTTACCTGTGAGGTAGAGTTGCCACTGATCTACATAGCCACATTTGTCTACACCGCACATGAGGGTGGTGATGATGAGGCTGTCAACGGATCGACAAGCTTGTTCAACATCTTCATCCTCACATGCTGCTGATGCCCTGTACCCGTAAATGTCCGAGTCCAGAAGCGCCCTCATTACAACACGTCTTCGTCGTCAGCAGAGATGTTGTTGGCACCAACAAACTCAACCAAGTCGGTGACGACCAGCTTAGACAATGAAGGACTGACACCCTTCTTGTTCTTGTAAGTCCAGCTATATGCACTAATCATACACACGGCCTTGCTACCATTGCCAATGTCTTCGACAATGTCAACACCGTCAGCATCGAAAGCCTTGATGGGCTTCTGAGATTTGCAGGTGATGTACTTGCCCATTTCTGGCTTCTTCTCGGCGTTCTCCTGAATAGAGATGCCCATGTCTTCCAATGCAGCGACTGCTTTGTCAGACAAGTTACACAGATTTACCTGATATGCATCAGACATTTCATTCTTACGATTGAGTTGTGCCCAATAAATGTCGCACTTCAGTTTCACTTTATCACTCATTTGAGTTTCCTTTGGTATGTTGCTGACCAATTTAACAGGGGTCAGCTTCCTGCATGTCGTCATTGTATCACCAGCTTTTCTTAGTGGCAATCTTTCCAATTGTCTCCTACCTTACCTTCAGCATCAACAGGACAGCGGAAGCTTAAAGCCTCACCAGCCCTCTTAGCAGCTTGTTCAATAAGCCTAGCAGCTAAGTCTGCTTGGTGCTCTGCTACTTCCCATTGTGTCTCATCATGGACAAAAGCCAATAGCTTTGCATCAATGTTGTTTTCTTGCAACAGTTGTGTAGCTTCCACAAGCCACTGCTTAGCAATGATGGCTCCAGCGCTTTGTAACAAGGTGTTCAACGCAGCGTGTTCACTACGCACCCATACCCTACGACCGTCCAGTCCCGGTAGGTGTCCCTTACCAGCAAACTTCGCTATCTTCTTCTTCAATGTAGCAAGACCGGGCGTGTTGTTGATGAAGCTATCAATCAGCTTCTTACCCTTGCTACTGTTACCACCAACAATTGACCCTGCCTTTGCCGCACCTGCACCGTACAACACACCATAGGTTAGTGTCTTTGTTGTGTTACGGGCTTTCTTATGTTCAGGATTGTGGTCGTCCTTAACTGTGCCTTTCTCAACCAGTCCAAACGACTGAGCATTGAACCAGTGGATGTCGCCCTTCAACAACTCATCAATCCAACCTTGGTCGTTGAGGTAGTGACCGAGACAGCGAAGCTCAATACCTGATAAGTCTACACCTACCTGCTTCTTCCCTGCTGGAACACGCCACATCTCACGGCACTCAGCGCCAAAGGGACTACCTACTGCTGGAACCTGTGCCATGTTAGGGCTGCTGTGGGTACAGCGGCCTGTCACAGCGCCATTGGTAGTGACCCTGCCATGTACCCTACCATCGTCTTTCACAATCTCAAGCCAGCTCCCTATCTGTGCGACACGTTTCTGAATCATCAGATACTCAGACACCAACTTCGCTTCTGGTAAGTCAATACCTTCCAGCACAGACTCGTCCACAATCACAGCGCCTTTGTCGGTGTGCTTAGTAAACTTGATACCAAGACCCATCAAGCGTTCAGCAATTTGTTGACGGCTACCGGGGTTAAACGGATGTTCCCGAATCTTCATAGGACCAGCAACAGCCTCGTCAGCAAGGGATGCTTTCTTCCCTACTTGCCTAAGCTTTTCTTTTAACGCCGCCTTAGTCTCTGCTCTATACTCATTCCACTGATCATCCACTACTTCCCACCACTGTGGTGTCTTAAGTGTTTCTATAGTGGGCGGGAACACCTTCTGCATGTCTGCTTCAATATCAGCCATGCGTCCACTCAATTGTGCTTGGAGTGTCATAGCCTTTGGCATGTCCAACATAAAGCCATTGTCTTCCATACCCTTACAGATGATGGCTACCTTATGCTCTAACATAATGGAAGGTTCTTTGAAGCCTTCCTTTGTCATCTCTTGTTGCAGGTGTTGGTGAAGCTGCTCTAGCAGCACAACGTCTTGCTCACAATAGGTAGCCATCTCGTCAGTATAGCCACCATCAAAATCTGTGAAGCCAATCTTGTGGCTACCTAAGCGAATACCCCAAGCTTCAAGACTGTGAGGTGTAGGTATCTTCTGCCCTTCAATGAAAGCTATGTCAATGTCGGGACGATACAAGCGTGACAGCACCAACGTATCTACCAGCTTCTCGTTAGCAATGACAACACCCCACACTTTACGTAGAACAGGTGCATCAAAGCCAATGATGTTGTGGCCTACTACTTCGCTGTCGCTGATGTACTCTTGCAAGCCATCACTGTTCCTCCAGTGCTTTATCTCCTGCCCCTTCTTTGTTACACATAGCCATATCTTGTCGTGCTTCAGGTTTGTTTCGATGTCCAGATAGATCATCAGAGTCCTCAACTTGTTTGGTTTCACTTACCCATACAGAACCTCTGTAGGATTTCTTATGTCCGTTACAGACATTGTAGATGGCTATCCTGAAGTAGTCTGGATGCGCCTCAAGAATGGCTGACATAGACTCCCACACATAGAGTAGTTCACCTGTCTTCTTATCATACTCGTAGAAGCGTAAGGAAGACTTCGCCTCTGCTACTTTCTTTGCCATCCGTTGTTTCTTGTCCTCGTCCTGCCACATCATAGAAGAAGCTTTACTAACCTTGGCTTTCCATGCATCCCCATATATACCTGACTTATGTCTATCTTTCGCAATGTTAGACATACTAAGTTTCATTTCTGGAGTCCACCGATTACCGTAGTTAGGATTGCCTTCACCTTTATTAGCCTCACGGAGTAGAACCCGAGTCTCTTCATGCACCGTGGTCTTTGTAGAACTGTCCCGGCGTAGGTTGTAACCGAACTCTTTATCACAGGCTCGGTAACAATCCATGTAGAAGAGTTCTCTATCTGCTAAATAGTCCTCGTCTAGGCTTTCGTGTACTTCCAAAGCTTCGAATGAAAAGTTCTCAATACCCCACTCTTGTACAGCGCTGTAAAGATTACGATTGCAATCCTTAGTCTTCGATTTCAACAAAGCTCGTCTATGGTCAGCTAACCTACGTTCGATGTTGTTAGACTTACCAATGTAGACTTTCCCGTCTAGTACATTTTGTATACAATAAATTCCAATAGTCATGTGTAGCTCCTATGCAGAAGTTATACATGACTACGAATTGTTTGTCAAGGTAGTACCCACATATTTCTTTTCCTTCTTTGGTTTCGGGAACAGCCTATCACGATACGCCCTCATCAGTGTAGCACTGACGTTCTGTATAGCGTACGCCTCAATCTCACTACCCGGATTGTCTTCACCAATGTATCTGAAGTATTCCTGCACCACATGAACAGCTTCGTGTACCAACAATGTTGCAACATCAACACCGTCTGCTTCAGGTTTAACAGGAATACAAACAACAGTGAGTCTGTTTCCCTTTGGAGTGGTGAAGTAGTGGGTGGTAGCTAAGGCATCCTGCATCAACCACCTGTCCCAATCTGCAATGGGTATCTTCAAAGACTTCAGAAGCCTGTAGTAGTCTTGTTCAGTGAAACAGGCACAGAGATGATCACCCTCGATCAGGGTGTTGTTCAGCCACTTCATCATTGGGTTGTTCCTCTGGTTGTGTCGGTTTATCCCTACCGAAGATGGCATCCCACCTGTTGCTCCACTCTTCATCAGCAATGGAGCGTGGTCGTTGTGTGTGTCCTTTACCGCCGTCACTGGTCATCATGTGCCTCCATATTCACGGCTAAGCAACTCCTGCTCAGCGTCATCAAGCTCAGCATAAAGCTTTGCAAGTATGGTGTTGCCTGCCATATAAGCTTCACGCTCAAGTTCTGCGTAGGTTTTCATAGTTAGTCCCATAGGCTTTGAAAGAAAATACCAAACAGCTTAGTACCGTTGGTAATACGTTTGTGATGTGCGTCAAGTGCGGGGTAGTCACACTTGATCATG